GAAAGTGTCCAGTGATCCCAGTGGGTCTACAATCAAAATCTGTGGTTATTCGTACGCTTAAGGTCATGCCGTATTTACGGCCAAAAAAAAGCCCTGGAAATAAACCAGGGCCTGTTTTTACCGCGTTGCGGATTAAGCGTTGTAGCCAGTGTTGAAGTTGGTTCCGCTTGTGGTGAACACAGCGTTACCAGCACATGAATTCAACTGGATGTCTTGACCGCCTGTTGACACTGTAGCAGCATTGGCTGTGGCCAACAGTGTTACATTGCTGTAAGCGCCTGTGGGATACAGAGCCAGGTTCAGTATTGTAGGTGCAGCTGGGCTGACCTGATACATTGCCACTGTGGCCTTGGTCTGGACGGCTTGCACAATGTTGTTGATGTAGCCATTGACATTACCGGAAGTGGCCAAACTAGCATTGGCAACCAAGCTGAAGAAATCCAGCTTGGGACCTTGGAAGTTAACCGATCCGGTGTTAGCGATGTTTGCGGTACCTTGAATGTTACCATTTGCTGTGTCCATGTGGAACACTGGTTGCATTGTACCATTGACTTTTGTAAATCCTGCCATTTTAATATCTCCTAAAAAGTGGGCTTTTGCCCTACTCTTATTTATGAATCTGGCAAAAAAACCTGACCTTGGTTAGTTGTTTCGTGCTTTGTTTCTGGCAGTAAAGTCAAATCTGTTCACAGCTTTGCCATAGCCTACAGGAGTAGCAAACACCCATCCTTCGTTGCCCGGCACCTGTGCATCCAACTTGCCCAGCAGATCCAGTTTGAGATCATGCAGCAATTCAAACAACAAGAATGCCGCAGCAAGAGCTTGTTCGTTGCTGGTAGGGCTACGCAAGTATTGCGCTATATTGCTGACCTTTTGTGGTGTCTGTGTCTGTTGCAACCAGGCCAAGAATCCGGGAACTAGGTCACGAAAATCGCCTGTGTAGGCAGCATGTCTTGGGTCTACTCGTTTGTTGATGTAGTCAATAGCCAACTTGGCTAGGTCAGTGATCTTCATGGCCCGCAGTTCCATTGGATTAAACAGGGTGTCTATCACTGCTCGATTTTGCCGCAGCAGTGTTCGGATCTTCTTGGCTATGTCATTGTTCTTGGGTACCGCTTGGGCATAAATGGGTTCAATCAACAGTAATCCTGGTACAGGATTGAATTTAACTCTGCTGAGTGGTTGCTTGGCAGCATCCACATCTGCATACATGGTATGTACTGCCACACCAATCTCGCTGTTGGCTATTTTCTTTCCTAGGTCACTGGCTACAGGAATGCGGTATGCCACTGTGTTGGGTTGGAATATAAGATTGCCTGCTTCTATCTCTGGAGTTGCGGTATACAGCAAATCGCCCTTGACATAACCACGGAAGTTTGCAGGTGTGGCTGCTTCAAGATATGGCCAGATAGTTTCGTATGTGGGCAGCAAGGTTTCAATTCTATCTGCTTTGTTGCCTTTGGCAGCCGCATTGGCATCTCGGCGCGCCATGTCTGTGGCAACCTCATCGGTACTGGTAAACAATCTTTCCGCAATGAATCCTGCGTCATCTGTGAGCACAAACTCACCAGTGTCTGGCTTGCGCCCGAACACTAACGCAGGCTTGCCATCCCACTTTACCGATCCGGTCTTGGGATCCGCATAAAAACTATCGGCTATTTGCAGTGCTCGATCCACACCTGCTGATCCGCTACGGAAAATGTAATCTTCTAGATGCTCGATGCCCTTGGCTTTACCACCCACGGCCACAGGTTCTTGTTCATAGAGATCGTATGATCGCTTGGTTTCGATCAAGGGTTGCATGCCTTGATTCACTATGCGATCACGCAAGCGAGCCAAGAAGTTGGCATCACTTTCACGCACAGTCATGTCAGGCTGTCGAATACCTTCCTTGGCTAGATATTCACGGAAGTCTGCTACCTTGGCATCACGGTCGGGATCATTGCTGAGTGCAGCATAGATTGATTCTACATTCTTCAAGTTGTCGCGAGTGGCACCACGCCCTAACAATACACTAGCCACGTAGTCAGGATCCAGACCACCATCTACCAGTTCATTTGTAGTTCGAGAGAACATTCCGTTGGCACCTACTTTCAAACCTTGTTGCTTGGCTATACTCGACATGAGCACATTACGGTTCATGCCTTTGTATTCTGAATCCGCTCCGCCGCCGTAATAAAACTGACCCCAATCCAAGTTAGGAAAGAACATAAAGTCAGTCTGTACAAATCCACGATTGGCATCACCACCAATGGGTGTTTTAAAGTGTACTTCACCTCGCTTGCTCACATATTCCCTGGGATCGGCTCCGTGACTCTGTACAAATTGTGATAGGATGCCGGCCAGTTGTTCTTTACTCACTTCCGTGAGATCCACAGCAAGATCCAAGTCGCCCGATGTGGGTTTGCGCCCAGTTGATCCCAACCAACGTAGCGGTATGCCATCTTCTCCCACATCACTGCTGAAATCTATACCAGTTACTTGTTCTATCCAACGGATTGTGGCAGGCACATCTGCGCGATTGATCCGTTGTGTGAGTGGTTCGCCTTTGGGGCCTTTAAATACGTTTCCGCCTTCCAGCAGTTTATTGATTTGCATTGCTACGCCTTACTGTTCTTGCAAATTTGCCTGTATCGCGTGTACGGATAGCATTCAGCAGTTTGCGTGTGAGATTTTCTGCTTGCTCTGGTGAATAAGAAGCGTCTATCTGTTCTAACAAGTTGATGGCACCAGCAATGACATTTGAAGCGCGACTTTCTATTATCAAGTCGCGATCACTCTCAACATACATTGAATTCAGTTCTTCCAATAGACTACGGGTGCGTTTTTGCATTGCGTTCAAGGGCCTTTGAGTTATTTATTGGTTTTTAGGAGTAACTTGATCACAAAAATCTAGCGTAAAATTCGGCCACTTCTGGAAATGTTTTTTCAAAAGACTGATTTCTAAAATTATCAAACTTTTTAATTTCATTTATCATTTTATTGATACTGCCCGGATTCTCTTGCCAAGACTGCGGTATAAGATGCCTATTATCGCTATGACTTACAGCAGAAACATATTCTTGTGAACACGCTGCTAATGAAAAAATACCAATGGCTAGATGTCTAGTGTGATCAACTGGATCACCTTCTCTGTTGGTTGTGAAATTGTTTTTGACCCAGTGAGATAATTCATTGTTATACCATAGATTGAATATGCTTATGGTTTCTTCAATCAAGAACATGGTGTTGCTTGGCGCTGATTCTCGTATGTGCAGAATGTTATCGACCACCTGATTCCACACAGCCGGCCAACGCAAATATTCAAACCTTTCACCGATGCCATCTAAACTTATATGTAACTTGACCAAATGGAATCGTTCCATCAGTTCGTATTGTCGCGGATGAATGTGTTGGGTGCCATTGGTTTGGAAACACAAAGTTAACTGTTGTTTGGCGTTGGGCACATTGTCTGCTAACCAATTGGCTATACTCCAATATGATTGCCCTAGCATGGTTTCTCCGCCAGAGAACACTACCATTCGTAGATTAGATAGATCCAGTTTCTTTAATGCCAGCACTACATCATTGTATGAGTTTTCTACCGACTTGTCCCATAAGTTGTGAACTTTCAGATGCTTTTGCCAGAACGTGCTAATGGTCGGACCGCATGTTCTACAAGCAAGATTACAACTGATATCTCCGTTGATATCTATTCTTGCAGGCCCGGACAATTCATATCCTGATATTCCCAGTCCTTGGATCATTCCTGTCCTATAACTAGACTGCCCACTGGTTTCCAAACTCTGACAATTTTCACAACCTTGAGCCCAGACATTTTGTTTGTTTTGTTCTCTAAGAATATTAAAACTACGATCCTTCCAATAGTCGGTGTTGATATCTACCGGAAATTCATCATCTCGTAAACAACAATGTTTTACGGTCAGATTTCCACGATCAAAATATATGTGCAAACCACCATGTATTATCGGACAATACAAATCGTTCACGATGTTTTGATCTTTCCCAACAGCTCTTTGAGCTTGTTGCTCTGCACATCTGCACTAATCTTGGGTGTGGGATCAAGTGGGTCAACGCCCGGCTTGGGCTGACCCCGTTCCCATTTAACAGGTGGCGAGGCATCCGCTGGCGCCACACTGGCACGAGCCTTAATTGATTCCATCACGCTGCTGGGCTTGCGGAATCCGTTGTTGGCGTCATCTCCACCGGCATCTGTGATACGCATAGTATCAATGTTGTATTCCAGATCAATCTTCTGCCCAACACCTGTTGAACTACGCGATTTCATACATTGAATCTGATATTTGCCACGCTCTTTCATGGATCGTGAAGTCAAGATACCAAACACATTGTCTGCTGTGTTAATCTTCGATATACCGCCCGAGATATGACTGTGATCAAACTCCACTTCTTCCACTGCTGATCGATTCAACTGCGATGCAGTGACCATGAGCATCTGTAGTTCTTTGGCCAAGTTACGCAGTTCTTCCGATACATACTTGTCTTTCACAAACAAGTCATTGGGACTGACCTTGGCACTCACGGGCATCAACAGGTCCAAGTAGTCAATCATCACAAAGTCCACTCGTTTGCCTGTTTGGATCTGATACTCTTTCAAGTATGCGCGAATGTCATTGATATTGCTTTGTGCCGGCAATCCTTTCACTTGATAGTTGCCCGACTTCTTGGCCACCAGTTTGACCTTGAGCTCTGCTGTGTCAATGTCCTTGCGGATGTCTTTGGTGCTCATGTTGGTCAACATGGCATCTGTTCGCAAACTTGTGAGTTCTTCTGAAAGTTCTAGTGTGATATACACACCACTGAGTCCTTGTTGCTGCACCCAGTTCAATGCTATGTTCATCATCACAAGACTCTTGCCTGATCCAGAACCACCGGCAAAGATGTTTAGTTCTCCGCGACTGAACCCACCATACAGCAGTCGATCCATCTGTGGCCAGCCTGTGCTCACTTGCCCGCCCGATTCAAAATACTTTCGTATGCGACCAGCAGGGTCAGCAAAGTAGTCTGTGCCCATGTCCTTGGTCAGCGAGATCTGCACAGCATCCTTGATCAGTTTCTCCACAGGATCATAGTCTCCCTTTTCCAACAGGTCTGCTGCTTTAAGGATGGCTCGTTCCAGTTCTTGTCGTCGTGTGAACGATTCAAACTCCGTCATGAACCATTCAAAGTGTCCTTCGTTGAGTTCAGGCACTGGTTGTAGCTTAATACCAGTGGTAGCTGCGATCTGTGTGCGATCTGGCAAGGTCTTGTATTTGTCGCCGTGCTCTTTTATAAATTCAGCCGCAGGTCGCAGGCTCCGCTCAAAGTTCTCTGGATTGTAGATGTTCTGCACACGCACATAGCCTTGTGCGTCCTCCAACATCATCTCCAGGAACAAGCGTTGTACATCAACTCCGTAGTCTTTTAACAAGATTTTTCTTCCTTAGTTCTATTTTAATTCGACTGGTTTCACGATTTTCAAATATAGTTAGCACAGTTGCCAGTCGGCCATAACGCATCACGCTGTCATTCACATCCTTGATATCCGCAGGCCATGGCGGCATGCTCACAGCCCAGCCCAGTTCCACAGCACGATCTACCAGTTCCATGCCCGACAAGTCTTGATCAGGCACCACTGTTATTTCCTTACCCAGCCTGCGGATCAATCGTGCTTGCTCATCTGATACG